CAAGTGCAGGAGAATCTGACTATGCAAATTCATCAGCATATTGATCAGGCTTGTGAATTGAATAATGGCGTGGCAGTTATGATTGAGGCCAAGCATACTTGTTGTTCCAACCGCGGCATTAGACACGACTCTACCATGCGCACTGCACGCATGTCTGGTGCATTTCTGGATAACAATGACAACTCTCGTTCAGAGTTTTATAAGTTTATTGAATTTGCACAAAATAGGGATTAAATATGGATCCTTATTATACACTCAGGCCCCACCTTACCAAGACATTAGAGCACTAGATTTTACTAAAACAGTTAGATGTGTAGAGTTTGGTTCAGGAGATGGCTCAGGAGAAGTTTTTAAACAGTTTACGGAGCGTTACCCAAATCTTAAAGTTGTTTGTCTTAAATCTGACTTTAATTTAGCTGCACTACAAACTCACCTGTAAATGTTTCAATATTGTCAGCATTAAACGTAACTATATTGTTTTGAGGCCCTCCTGCTTCTGTAGGTGTTGGTGTCACAGTAGGTGTAACAGTAATTGTTGGTGTCACAGTAGGTGTAACAGTAATTGTTGGTGTCATAGTTGGTGTTTCAGTAGGTGTTACAGTAATGGTGGGTGTAACAGTTGGCGTTACAGTAATAGTAGGTGTTACAGTTGGTGTAGGCGTTAGTGTTATAGTTGGTGTCACAGTAGGTGTTGAAGTGACAGTAATTGTTGGTGTCACAGTTGGTGTCACAGTAATTGTTGGTGTCACAGTTGGTGTCACAGTAACAGTTGGTGTCACAGTAGGTGTAACAGTAATTGTTGGTGTCACAGTTGGTGTAACTGAAATTGTAGGTGTCACAGATGGTGTGACCGCTGGTGGGCTACTAGTAGGTGTCACAGTTGGTGTAACTGAAATTGTAGGTGTCACGGTTGGTGTCACGGTTGGTGTCGCAGTTGGTGTTATTGCAACTACCTGATAGCCCGTATCTGTATTGATAACATTTACTAATGAAGCAAGATTTGTTTTTTTATATTCTACACCATTAATAGTAACATAATTGTAGCTAGACAATGCTGCTATATTTGGTAGAACTATCATAATTACTGGCTATTAATATCAATAAGTGCATTTAAACTCTTCAAGAATTCCACGCCTAGCAAAACAGGTGTTTCATTTCTACTCCTATCAGCAATAGAGAACTTTACCTTATTATATTTTTTGCCCTTGAAGACAATATTAAACTCTACAATGGGTCTATCTTCATTAACACCTGATCCTATGTGTATCACAATTGTATCAACAATATTTTTAATTAACGGGAGATTTTTTGCTGTTGCAACAAATCTTACCTTGTTATCATTTATTTGTATATTTCGACCATCAAGAACGTTGAAAGCACTATTTCCTGAATCAGCCATGCTATCAATCGTGCCAACACCCTCAATAGTAATGGGTTCTATTAAATTTACTATGTTTTTTTCGTAGTAATAGTAGCAAAAAGGCTTCACACTATTATTTATTGTTCTTATTGTATGAAAGCTTTGTAGGCTTCTCTATATATTCGCCCAAATGCTCAGCAAATAATTTTACCTGATCCACGATAATATCTCTCTCTTCACCCCTTAATTTCTTTGTACGCTCATATAAATCCAGTATAAAATCAGAGCTTATCTTAATATAGCTTACACCATCTTTGAGCTGATTTTTATGGTGAAATTTCACCTAAGTACTTAAGAGAAAAGTTGATAAGTCTACTATTTATTAAAAAATTTTATTACAGGTTTGTATAAATATTAATATGTACAGAAATGATATTGTAAATCTAAATAATGCTTTTATAAAAATTTTAAATGAAGGTACTGCAGATCTTGGTCCACAGGCAGATTCTCAGCAAGGTCTTTCACCTATTATACCTACTATAATTAAAACAAAAGAAGACGAAGAATGTGAGAATTGTGGTTGCGGTAATTCTGCTACACCTACTACCATTGATCCCGATGAAGTGGAGATGTCAAGAAGTGAACTATACAACACAATTCACCATGCTGTTAGTCTGTATTCAAAGCTCAAAACAATTAACAATCTTGAGGCTTGGGCAAGAGCAAAAATAACAAAAGCAGCTGACTATTTAAATTCTGTAAAACACTATCTTGATCATGAAGAAGTACAAAGTGAGCAAAATGAAGAACTAGATCTGTTTAGCGCCTTTGATAAAGGATCAACAGATATTATCGGTAAGCTTACTAATATTCTCTCTAAGGAAAGCAAAGAAAATCTTGAAAAAATTCTTTTTGAAGTTGTGCAGTTAATCGAAAAAAAATCTTAATAATTCATTCTGCCCACAGTTAATCCACCATCAACTTGATAAGGTGGGTTTGTAAGCTTGTCGTTATATGCTCTATCTCTATCTTTGATTAATTCTTTATTTATAAAACTACTCATCTCATTTTCTTCACTGCTCTGAATAGTAAGATGTTTATCAAAAATTTTTTTTATTTTGTCGTAATTTTTAATGTAAAGTTTTTTTATTAAATTTATTTTTTGATTATCATCCAGTGTGCTATAAAGATTGCGCAATTCTGATGCACTTTTAATATTTTTACCAAAAATTTCGCTGCCAAATTCTATAGTGGGAAATGTATATATGTAGCCATGCTTTGCAAAAGACTCCATATTTTCTTTTGAAAAATCTTGAAAATAAGAGGGTGTACCGTCTTTCTTGACACGTGCAAAGAGTGACTTTCTTGAAGGGTCTAGCTTCTCTTTATCGCTCACTGCAAATATAACTTTATCTTTTTCTGAGTTATATTTCTTGAGAATTTCTTCTGATCGAAACGGTGATTTTACTTCTATGATTTTATTAGGGTCTATTCCTGTGGATGAAATAATAAGTTTCTTTTCTTGAGCTGTAAACGGTCTTTCCTCAGTATAGCCTGTTATTGCAATATATGAATCTGCATCAGGAAATGTTTTTTGTATATTTTCAAAAATGCTTTTATGACCTAAATGAAAAGGATGAAAGCCGCCCGGAAAAATTACTATTGTTTTTCCCGCCGACTCAACAATAAAATGCTTCTTAAAAATGTTTTCTACTAGCAGATCAAATTTCATTTATTTATATCTATATCTGGATCGTATTTTCTTACAAGGGTAATAATTTGTGAAAGGACATCCTTTGCGTTTTCAGGATTTACATCCGGCATCTCTAGAATTGTATCAGTATCTGTAGTATCAGGCTTGATAACCAAAGCTTTCTTAAGAAGCCTCACAAGCATTGCTTCACCTTCTGAGGTTAGAGGTGCTGCAGAAGCTTGAGGAGTTGGTTCTGCGGGCGGCATGGATGCATCTTGCTGTTGAGGTTGAGCCCCCTGCACCGGCAGAGCTGATGCAGGATCTTGCTCATACAATGCTTCAAATTTTTTGAGTGTTTCTATGAATTTCATTTGATTGAATTTGCTACTGTTTTAATTTTACCTGCTAATTTACTTATCAAAGTACCATATGCTTTTTCCATATCTTTTTGTGGGTTACTGAATATACCGCCCCGAGCTGTATCGCCAGCTAATGTTTTAACCAAGGCAATTTCGGTGGGGTTAATTGGAGCGCCAAAAATTGGTTTTAATGCAGGGTTTTCTGCTTCTTCATCACTTTCTTGCGGACTAAAAACATCTACAATAGGTTTGCCGTCTTCATCCATATCAATAATATTGTAGCCAAGAGGGTGTTTACGCATCATGCAATAACACTTCTTCTTTGTTGAAGGGTGTTCATATTGATGAACTATCTGAAACTCATCTGCAACTCTGTCACATTCTCCACAATCCTCTGACTTTGGTGTAATATTATAGCCTTCATAAAAGGACATCAATTTTGATAGGTACTTGCTCACATGTATATTTATTATTTGAGAAGGAGTTGTTTTGACTTTATTGCATTAAAATAGACGTTAGATAAGAAGGTTAACCCGTATTTTTGTGAAAAAATACGTATTTTTTGAAAAGTAAACCTCTCGTAATTAGTCTTTTCGATTAAAGCTTTAATATTAAAGAGAATCTCTATACCCTTAGCTTCATTTTTCCTCATTAGATGAACAAAATATTCAAATGAATAACTTGTAATGAAGATCTTAATTGGAAGCAGTTTTGTTATTTTGCGGAGTAAAAGCTCAATAAAGAGAATGAGCTCTTCTTCAGAGACATACTTGTTGAGATCCGTTTTTGGAAGACTATTTGTATTATAAAAAATTACTACCTTATCACTGCTTTTAGCATGTAACACTTCTTCACATAATGCGTGTATAATATTATGATATAATAATTTCTTTATATCTTTATTTCTTAGCTTTATATCGGTTAGCTTATACTCGTCTAAATGTGCAAGAAAGCTATGCAAGAACTTACCGTTATAGATTTTTGTAAAATTTATAACATTTAAATTATGATTCGGTAGTGATAGACTGTCTACCATATCTTATAGTATAGGTGATCTTATATATTATTCAACAAATCGACTTTTAAATTCAGCAGGTGGTGTACCAATCCTAACATTTATTATTCCATTATAATAATCATCCCGAAGCAGCACATCTCTCGATATTTGCTCTTTTATCTCAAAATAAGCTAACTCCCACTTTGAATTACATGTGCGTAAAATCTTAAAAGTAAATTTTTCTTTACCAAGCTTTTGAATATCTGCGTTAAGATCGTTTGAAGAGCTTGTATACCCTCTCCAGTCTGATTCCTTCATTTCAATTCTATTTCTCGTCTTACCCTTAAGAGGCTTTCTTTTTAACCTGGATTTGCATTGCTTTTTACCGATGTATTTTTTATTTGTAACTACATTAGTTATTTCATATATAAAACCGAATGTTGTTTCGTCTAAAATAACACCTTCGTGCAGAAGCCAGTGACCTGTATCCATTACGCTATTTAACTGCCAACTCGCAAAAGTCACATGCCAATAAAAGGCCTGCGCATAACAACCATCTTTGATTTATTTTTACCTTTAGCTTTTTTTGCACCCAAGGCAACCGGTTTGCGGAAATCGCCTTCTGCATATTTGTCTTTACCAGGTGTACCTGCAGGATTGTCCTTCCAGTCTGATGTCTGGAATGTGCCTAGAGAACCACCAGAACCAGCTGTATTTGAAGCAGCAACAGGCGCACCACCCATGTCTTCCATAAGCTTGGCAAACAATATGTCAAACATTTTCACTTTAATTATTTATAACATATACTATAATAAAGATATGGAATTTAATATTCAAAAAATATTAATCGAAATTGAGAAAGACGTAGCAGTAGATGAATTAAATCTACGAGATGTGCAGTTTAAACTACCTGCTACTAAGCATAAGTATGCCGGTCTTTTGATTAGATCTAAGATTGAGCTCAGCAATAAAAAGAAAGAGCTTGATGAGCAGCGTAGGGGTGCTATAGAGCAGATAAAGGAGAAAAGCCCCGTTAAGTTAGCACCTAATACATTATTTGATACTGCAAATGAGCTACCCAATCTCAAGAAAATACGTAGCGAGATAGAGGAAATTGATCTGCTTATAACATTGCTAGAAAAAACTGAAAAGACTCTTTCTTCAATGACCTATGATATAAAGAATATTATTGAAATACAAAAGCTTGAAACTACATGATAAAAATTGATTTTGATGGTAAAAAAAATAAGGCTATTCTCTCCGGTGATCATTTTGATGAAATAAGAGAAAATTTTTCTGTAAAAAATAAAGCCGCAGTTTTTTTAAAAAGATATGCCCGCTACATCCCGTCACGTACTTATAGTATTACGCCCACGGGAAGATTTGATCCTTGTTTAACTCCAGAATTGCAAAAGTTTTTTCTTGAAAAGCAGTATTCGTGTTCTGTTGAAATTTCTGAGGATATTAAAAATATTATAAAACCTGCTCTTTTTACATGGAAAAAAAATGCAAACTTCTCCGATATACCCTATAAACTAAAGCTCGATTTGCGCGATTATCAAGAAGAAATAGTTAAGCAATGCCTTTCTTCTGGCAGAGGAACAGTAGTTCTTGCAACTGCAGGTGGGAAGACACTCGTAATGGCTTCATTAATATCATCTGTCTACCGTTTTAATAATAGCAAATTTAAATGTTTACTCATAGTACCAGATCGAGGCCTTGTAGAGCAAACATATAATGATTTCGTTCAATACGGTGTACCATTCTCATTTTCAAAATGGACAGGTGATAATAAGCTTGACCTAACTTCTAATATTATAATTGCTAACCTCGGCATTTTACAGAGCAAGAATTCAAATCTATCTTGGCTAGAAAATATTGATATGGTAGTGGTCGATGAAGTACATAAGATTCGAAAAGGGAACGAAGTTAATAAGCTTTTAGCACTAGCCAAGACAGCGCATAAATTTGGGTTTACAGGTACCTTGCCTGAGGAGAAAGAGGATCAATGGAACATTATTGGTAAGATTGGGCCTATATTATATGAAAAGAATAGCTATGAGCTACGAACTGAGAATTATGTAAGTAATGCAAACATACAGATGCTAAATGTTTTTTATAAAACTGTACCTAAGCGCGAAAGCAGCAATTTTAACCCCACAGATTTTTATAAGAAAGAGCTTGACTTTATTATTGAGAATAAATTTCGAAACGTATTATTATCCAGAATTGTCAATAAAGTTGAAAAAAATGTTCTTATTTTAATTGATTTTATAAAGCACGGTGAAATACTTGAATCGGTTCTCAAGTTAAACTGCCACAATAAAAGGGTATTTTTTATTCGTGGCGAAGTAGAAGTTGAAGAAAGAGAGAAGATTAAGAATATTATAGAAACTGATAATAATGTTGTTGTTATAGCTATTTCAAAAATATTTTCTACAGGTATTAATGTTAAGAATTTACACTACATTGTTTTTGCAGGCGGTGGCAAGGCAAAGATTAAGACTGTACAATCAATTGGTAGAGGTTTACGCTTGCATATCAACAAGGATAAGCTTATAATATTCGACATATCAGATCAACTCTATTATGGTATACAACATACCAATAAAAGAAAACAAATTTATGAAAAAGAAAAAATCCAATACTACACCACCGACCTCCACGAAAAAGCCTAAAAAGGATAAACCCTTTTATGTTAGCCCCAAGGAATTCGAAGCTGAGATTACCATCTATTACAATACCGGTAACATGTCAATTAATCTTGGTGAATCCATTACTAAGATTGCAAATGGGTTGAGCTATGCGCCTAACTTTATTAATTATACATACAAAGACGATATGGTTGGCGATGCAATTGTGAAGATGTTTTCTGCATTAAAGAATAAGAAATTTAGACTAAATAGCGGGTTTAGCCCTTTTTCATATTTTACTACTATTGCTTTTCATGCATTTATTAATAGAATTAAAAAGGAAAAGAAACATCACGCTGCAATCAATGATTACAGAGAAAAAGTTTATACAGATCTAATTCATTCATGCCCTGGTGGTGAGCAAATTTACGTAAAGCCTTCAGATAGTAATAATGAAGATGGTGAAAATGATGTCTTTAGTAATTTGAATGGTTAAACTCAATAACAAAAAAGTATGCTGTTTTTCTGATGTACATATTGGAGTACACCAGAATAATGTTTTTTGGTATAATGTTGCGCAGAAGTTCTTTACTTGGTTGAGTGAAGAGCTCAAAAAAAGACAAATCGAAGACATTATTATTTGCGGTGATCTGTTTCACTACCGGGACGAGATATCAGTAAATACTATTCATCTTGCATCGCAGCTTCTCGAGAGGCTAAAGGACTTTAATATTATAATGTTGGTAGGCAATCATGATGCCTATTACAAAGATAGATCAGATGTCAATTCATTATCACCTTTCGCTGGTTGGCCAAACATAAGAGTTATTTCACAAGTTACATCTTCATTCAATTTTAATAGAGAGCTATCTTTTGTACCGTGGGGCACAGATCTAAAGCATTTACCTGATAGTGAAGTAATGTTTGGTCATTTTGAAATTGAAACGTTTAAGATGAATAGTCATAAGATTTGTGATCACGGTATCAAGGCATCACAATTACTTGAAAAAGCCAAACTTGTTATTTCTGGACATTTTCATCTTAAAGATGAACGAAAATATTCTGAAGGCACAATTTTATATCTGGGAAGTCCTTATCAAATGGATTTTGGTGATGTAGAGAGTCAAAAGGGCATTCATATATTAGACCTCGCTACTCTAAAATATGAGTTTATTGAAAGTGGTGATTACCCCAAGCATAAGAAAATTAATTTATCTGATCTTATTAAAGAAAGCGGATTTACAGATAAAGTCAAAGATGAATTTAAGAACAATATCGTTAAATTTATTGTTGATAAGAATATCACTGCTGATGAAATAGATTTTCTACTGAAAAAGCTTTCAGCGCTTAACCCCTTATCAATTAACGTTGATTACGCAGCAAATTTTAACAAGTTCAATGTACAGAATGATCCTAACTGTGACTTGTCGGGCGTAGATATTCCGAAAGCTATTGAAGAATTTGTGAATATGCTTGATCTTAATAATAAAAGAGAGATAATAGATTATACTACAGAACTATTTAAGAAAGTGCGATGAAGAAAATTATCTTTAAGAAAATTTCAATAAAAAACTTTCTTTCTGTTGGAAGTGACCCTGTTGTTATTGATTTTAAGACAGGCTTGCACATCATTACGGGTCTTAATAAGGATAAAGAAGATCGCCGCAATGGTGTTGGTAAATCTACTGTTGCTGATGCTATATACTTTGCTATTTTCGGTTCTACGTTGAGAGAACTTAAGAAAGAGCATATTGTTAATAATACCAATAGAGAGAACTGTGAAGTTATCTTAGATTTTGATATTGAAGGGTTTGACAGGAAAGATGAATACCAAATTATAAGAATGCTTGAACCGTCACGTTGCTATGTTTATAAGAACGGCGAAGATAAAACACGCGATAGTATTATTAATACTACTGAATATATTTTTGAAAAGATTAATTGTTCACCTGATATTTTCCAGAATTGTGTTATTATGACTATCAACAACACTGTTCCTTTCATGGCAAAAAAGAAGATTGAAAAACGTAAATTTATTGAAGGGATTTTTAATTTAGAAGTTTTTAGTACTATGTTGCAGCAGCTTCGTGACGAATACAATGAATCAAAGAGAAGCTTTGATATTGAATTAACTAAATGTACGGAGATTGAAAATAGCTTATCTCTACAAGTTACAGCAAAAGAAGTTTATAATAAAGAGCGTGACGCTAAAAGAGAGAAATATACTGGTCGTAAAGAAAGTAATATAAAGGAACTACAGCTGCTTAACAAAAAAATAAATGAATTTACAGCTTTAGATATCAAGAAAATTGAAAAAGATATCAACACTCTTACAACAAAAGCTGAAAAAATTGATCAAGAAATTAAAGTTTTACGCGACAAAACCTCTTCATACCGCACACAGATTGAATTGAAAGAAAAAGATTACAAGCGAATTGGAACAGATAAAGATGCTTGTCCTACATGTTTACGTGCACTAGAAGATAAAGATAAAAATCATATTAAAGAAGAAAAACAAAAAATTAAAAAAGAGATTAGCGATTTTGAAGATAAGATTAAAACAAATGTTACAAAAGAAGAAGAGTCTTCTGCATTAGAGCTTAAGTTGTATGGAGCAGCAGAAAGCTTGAAGGGTAAGATTAATGCTTTTAATCTAGAGCAAAAAGAATTAGAGAGTATTAAAACTCGAATAAACCAATTAAATTTATGGCAGAAAGAACTAGATATTGATCTTGCAGAACTTAGCAAGACAAACAACCAACATGATACAAATATTGAGGACATTACAAAGCGACTTGAGGATATAAAGAGTGTTCTTGAAGAGACAAAAATACACTTCAATATGCTTGATGCTGTAAAATTTGTTCTGTCTGAAGAAGGAGTAAAATCATATATTGTAAAAAAGATTCTTCAGCTCTTTAATAGCAAACTTGCTTATTATCTAAAGAAAATGGATTCGAATTGCATTTGTATTTTTAATGAATATTTCGAAGAAGAGATTATTGATGAAAAAGGCAAACCGTGTTCCTATTTTAATTTTAGTGGTGCAGAACGAAAGAATATAGATTTAGCGTGTTTGTTTGCTTTTATGGATATAAGACGTCTGCAAGGTAACGTCGCGTTCAATTTTAGTGTGTACGACGAGTTATTTGATTCATCTCTGGATGAAAAAGGTGTAGAGCTTGTGCTCGGCATTTTACGAGAAAGAATCGAAAAATACAATGAATGCATTATGGTGATTAGTCACCGCAAAGAAAGTGTAAAGTTTGCTTCCGGTGACATTATTTTTCTAGAAAAGAAAAATGGTATTACCAAGCGTATTGAATACAGCGATTATTAATCAAAAGAAGTATAATTTCTATCACCAACAGCTTGCGGTATAACTCTTCTACCAAATTCTCTTCGCGCGATATCTTCAATATCTGGTTCAAGCCCTGTTTCGAGAGCCTCTGGCTCTTTTGTTATATCTTCAGGGTTAGCTAGCTTGTAATAATCAGCAGCTAAATCTACAAAGTTTTGAAAATAATCAAAATTATCTTTTGGATCAACCTTAAAAAATTCTTCTTTTTCTTTCTTATCCAACATATCTTCTGCTGTACTGCGTGCTGCAGCTTCGATTTGCTTTCTTAGTTCTTCTGGATTGCTTGTTTCAAATGTATCTGATAATTCATCATATACTCTTGGACTTATTTTATCATATTTGCCAAAATTTGGTGTACCAGTTCTTGTGAAAATCTTTTCTGCTTCAATAGTTGCAGGTACATCGCTTTTTGATATTTCTTTATTCTTTACTCCTGCTTCAACAGCTTTCTTAATTGCAGCTGGTGATGTAGCACTACCACCTTCGCCATCTGTTCGTATAACATTAAGCAAGTTATCTGCAATACGAGCAGTGTAACCAGCCTGAGTTTTACCAAGCTTGAGTTCATTTTTAACAAGATCTATTAATTCAGCGCGAAATTTATCCTTACTTCCCGGGTAATAAAGCTGATATTCAACACCATCAACTGTATGTGATGCAGGCTTAAAAAGCTTTGTTTTAATTGTATTGATTAACCCACTTACTTGTTCGTCGGACAAATCCTTAAATCCGTAGCCACCACCGGCGCTTTTGCGTGGATCCGATGAAAATCCTAAATCTCCTGGCCCAAAAACAGGTATTTCACTAATTAATTGGGTTTTTGTGTACGCTTCAAAAATTAGTTTGGAGTCTTTATTATTCATGCTTGAATTATTTATTGTTTATATTAATATATTTTCATGGTTTCTCCCTTTGCTTCACCTTTTGCTTCACCCTTTGCACAGCCTTTTCAACCATTACCAACAGGTCCTCAAGTAGCACCACAGCAGGTACCACAAGTACCACCCGAGGCAAACTTACCACGTGCAATAAACTATCTTGCCGATTACAGTGGTTGCGGTTTCTGGCGCTTAATTTGGCCTGGGCACTTGCTTTGTGCACACCAAAAAGCTATTGTGCATGCTTCAACAGTTATGTGTTTTGATCCGCGCTGGTATGGCAATACGCAAGCAATTCGTATCCAAAGACAAGCCACCGGTCACCAGAGACAATTTTTTGAGTTCCTTAAAAAGCTTAGCGGGGAGATGGGATTTAGACTCATATATGAAATTGATGATATTATGTTTCATGAAGATATTCCGGAATATAACAAGTTCAAGCCTGCCTTTAAGAATGATGAGATTAGAAATAATGCATTAGAAATGATGCGTATGTCGGACGAAATTACTGTCACATGTGATTTCATGAAAGAATACTATACGAATAAAACCGGTAACAAAAATGTTACAGTTATTCCGAATTATCCACCAAAATGGTGGATTGGGCATTTTTATAATGAAAAGAAAATAAGTCAAAACTATGATACACATCGCAAGCGCCCTCGCATTTTATACGCAGGCTCTGGTGCGCACTTTGATGTTGAAAATAGAGTAAATCAAAATGATGACTTCCGTCATGTGTTGCAAGCAATTGTTGATACACGCCACAAATACCAGTGGGTATTCTTGGGTGCATTTCCTCTGGCCTTACAACAATTTGTGAAAGACGGTACATTTGAATACCACCCATGGGAATTACTTTATAGATATCCAGAAAAAATCTATAACTTGAACATTAACATGATGGTTGCTCCTCTACAGGACAATAACTTTAACAAAGCAAAAAGTGATCTTAAGTATATTGAAGCGTGCAGTTACGGCATACCTATTGCTTGTCAAGATCTTTGTACATATGCACAAGCACCATTTAAATTCAAGACTGGTGAAGAGATGATTCAAAGAATTGAGGAAGTGCTAGAAAAGAAGTCCAAATACATGACATACTGTCAGCATGCAAGAGCATATGCTGAAACAAGATGGTTAGAAAATGAAGACAATATTAATACCTATCATGAATTGTACACTTTACCTTACGGGCACAAAGATAGAAAATTGCTGAATAAGATTAACAGCTTGTAATAGTTAGCTTTTCATTTATTATTATATTGTGTATAGGAATGCTGTTTACTTGCCTAAGAATGAATGCGTACGTGTATACACATGGGATGCTGATGGCAGACGAACATTTTATGATGCAACTTATAGACCCTATCTCTATATAGAAAGTAATAATGGATCTGATCTAAAGTCAATCTTTAATACTAATCTAAAGAAAATTTCTTTCAAGACGCAATATGATCGCAATGAATACATCAAGCGTGGTGCTACACGAATTTTTGAAAACACCCCACCCATACAACAACATTTAATTGATTCATATTGGGAAAAGAACGAAGATAAAGATTTTAGTAAAAACCCGCTCAAGCTTTATTTGCTTGATATTGAAACGTATAGCCCAGATGAGTTTCCAGTACCCGATCAAGCTAAACACACTATTAATATCATAACAGTCTATGACTCACTGCAACAGCATTACTACACATGGGGCCTTAAGTCGTACATCAAGAAAGAAAAAAATGTAACGTATGTAAAGTGCGATAGTGAGAGTGAATTGCTGAAAAGATTTATCAAATTTATTGAAATGGATCATCCCGATATTCTTTCAGGCTGGAATTGTGAATTTTTTGATATTCCCTATATTATTAATAGAATAAAAAATATATTAGGTGATGAAGAAGTATTGAAACTTTCCCCTGTTTTAAAATTGTATCCACGATCTATTAAAGGTAAGTTCGGGCAAGATCAAGTAAGATGGCATATTGAGGGCATATCTGTTATTGATTATCTAGACATTTATAAAAGATTTTGTATGGTGCAGAGAGAGAGTTACAAGCTCGATAATATTGCACAGATTGAATTAAATGAAAGCAAAGTCGATTACGGTGATACTAATCTTTCTTCGTTAGCTGATGACAACTGGGAAACGTTCGTTGATTACAATATACAAGACGTAAAGATTTTAGTTAAGCTAGAAGATAAACTAAGATATCTCGAATTGCTTCGAATGCTTGCATATACAGGACTAACTACATTTGAAGCTGCCATGGGATCACTGTCTGTTATTACAGGTGCTACTGCAATACGTGCTAGATACAGACAGCAAAGAATTCCTACATTCATCAGAAACGATACCAATAAAGCAAAAAATCCTGGTGCCTACGTGAGCGAACCACAGCAGGGTTTTCAAGAACACATTGTATCATTTGATGCAAACAGTCTATACCCCAATACGATGATATCTCTGAATCTTTCACCTGAAACAAAGATGGGCAAAATCGAGAATATAGACAAAGATACAGGCAACGTTCTCTTCAGAGATGTTAATGGAACATCCTTTACTCTATCGAGAGAGAAGTTTGCGCAACTCATTAAAAAAGAACAATTATCAATATCCAGATCCAAGGTTCTCTTTTCGCAAAAAAAGAAAGGTATTATACCGGAGATTGTTGACAGATATTATTCACAACGAGTTAAAATCAAGCACGAGCTCAAAAAGCTGCAGAAGGTACTTGCAACTCTTGATAAAAAAAGTCAAGAATATATAGATACACAAGCTGAAGTGAATAGATTAAACATCAAACAGCACACAATAAAGATTTTTATTAATACGATTTATGGTTACTTTGGTAACAAGCATGCACCCATTGGTGATGATGATTTGGCTTCTTCAATTACTCTTACCGGCCAATCTGTTATCAAACAGTGTAACGAATTGGTACGAAATTTTATTAAAGAAAAAATTAATATTGCGGAATTGCCGGTAGATCCTGTCATATATAATGACACCGATAGCGTATATGTTACGCTCAAGAACCTTGTAACCAATCTCAATGTACCAGTGTTAGATAAGGATAAGCATGTAACAAAAGAATATCATAAGCTCGTAGATGAGCTTGAAGCCTATCTCAATAAGCATATTACCAAGTGGGGCACCGATTCATTGAATTCAACAGATTGTCGGTTTGTCTTTAAGCGCGAAGCAATTGCAGATGTTGGTATTTTTTTGCAGAAAAAAAGGTACATTCTTCATTTACTTGATGAAGAGGGTATACCTTGCGACAAATTTAAATACACTGGTGTTGAAGTTGTTCGAACAACAATGCCTAGAGCAATTAAACCGCACGTTAAGAAAATTATTACTACAATGCTAATGTCAAAAAATCAAACCGAAACAAATAAAGTTTTAAATGAGACGTATGATATATTTAAAAATCTTCCTTTAGAAGATATATCTTTTGTGTCAGGTATTAAAAATTACGAAAAATATGCTGCACAGTGTGACAATTTTAGAGTGGTAAAAGGAATGCCTAACCATGTTAAGGCTGCATACTATCACAATTTCTTGCTTAAAAAACTCAATATTGATAAAAAATACGAAAGTATTAATTCGGGTGATAAGATAAGATTTTTTTACGTGCGTAAACCTAACCCTTATGGCTTAACATCAATTGCTTTCAAGTATTATTACCCAAAAGAATTTACAAACGTCTTTGAACCTGATCATGAGCTTATGTTTAACAAAATCGTGTTTAGCGCAATAGAAAGACTATATGACGCAGTACAATGGAAAGCTGTTGAACCAGGACAACAGGTACAATGCGATTTATTTGAATTACTATCTTGATTTTTTTATTCTTTATTATAAAATTTAAATATGAGCAAAACATTAAACGTTACTACATTTGTTGACCATATTGGTCGCGTTATTCTTGGTGAAGTTGTATCTGATACAAAAGATACACTCAAGATTAAAAACCCTGCAATCGTCCATATTGGACAAAACCCACAGACTGGCCAAATCCAGGTGCAGACAATCCCTTATTTCTTTAGGGAATTTGTTGCTGCAAATGCACAAAAAGAAGGTACAACATGGAACTTTAGTAAAGATAAGATTGTTACTGGCGATGTTGAGCTTGATTCTAGACTTATTGAGCAGTACGATAAGCTCTTCAGTGGCGTACCGCAAGCAGTAGCTCCTGCGCCTCAGCAGAAATCTGCTGGTGTTGATAAAGCTGAAGTTATCAAGTTGTTTGACGAATAATGTCTCTTACTAAAGACATCCGGAACGTACTTGATACTATTGATAGTATCAATCCACACGCAACTTACCTCTCGGAAGGCACTCTCTCAAAGGTAGATGGTTGGATTAGTACAGGCTCATATGTATTGAATGCTATTATTTCAGGTAGTATTAATAAAGGTGTGCCTAGAAATAGAGTAACCCTGTTTGCAGGTGAGAGTATGACTGGTAAAACTTATGTCATTACAAAAATTCTTGCTAATGCTCAGAAAGAGGGGCTTGTACCAGTTATCTTTGATACAGAAGGTGCAATTGATTCAGAATCAGCAGCTAAGCTCGGTCTTGACACAACAAAAGTAAAATATGTTCCTTGCTTTTCAATTGAAGAGACGAGAAACACAATTTATAATTTCCTTACAAAAGTTAAGGAAAACGGCCAAGAGGGAAAGTTTATTATTGCTATTGATTCTCTTGGCAATCTCGAGAATCAGCTCTCTTTAGATAGAATGACAAAGGAGAGCAGTTCAACTGATATGGGTACAAGAGCAAGAGCAATTAAAAGTTTGCTTAAGACATGTACCAACATGTCACGCTTAACTAAGACAACATTCTTAATTACTAATCATACGTATGATGACCCAAGTGCAATGTATGAAAGTATGATCAAGCAGCAACCTGGTGGTAAAAGTGTTTGGTATTTGTCTGATGTAACAGTACAATTAGCACGTAAGCCTGAAAAAGATGATGGCGGTAAATTAGTAGATAGTAAGTTAGCTGTTGGTCAACGCAATTATCCAGGCGTCATTCTCCGTGCACTTACTGTTAAGAATAGATTTGTCCGCCAATACTTACAAGGTGAAATGTATTTGAGCTTTGAGTCTGGCCTTAACAAATACTACGGTCTACTGGACCTTGCAGTTGGTTTCGGTATTGTTGTGCAGAATGGCGCAACATATGCTCTTGCTGATGGTACTAAGTTGGGATATTATAAGACATGGAGAACAGATGAAGACCTTTGGAATACAAAATTGTTACCTGCTATTGAAGCTAAGATTAATACCGAGTGGCAATACGGTAATTTAGATGAAGTGCCAGACGAACTACCTTCTGAAGAAGCACCAGTTGCAAAGAAAACAAAAGGTGCTAAACTAGCTGAAGATGTTGACAAATAAGAAACCTTCTGTAGTAGTTCCTGTTAGTGGTGGTATGGATAGTACCGTGCTGCTATATAAAGCTGCAGATGAGTTTGAAAAACTACACTGCATAAGTTTCAATTACAATCAAAAGCATAAGAAGGAATTAAATTATGCAACACTGCAAGTAGGATTAATAAGAGATAAAATCGGTAATGAAAATATTACTCACGATATAATTGATCTATCTTTTTTTAAAGATATTGCTTCGACATCTGCCCTCACGAATACTAATATTGCTGTTGCAAAAGCTCGCAATGTTATGGGTGACCCACAAACAGTAAATTATGTACCGTTTAGAAATTTAATGCTACTTAGCATATGTCTTGCACATGCTGAAAGTCATAATACTACAACAGTGTGGCACGGAGCTGCTCAAGCTGATAGTATTGCTGGTTATTGGGATGGCAGTACTGAGTTTATTACCGAGCTCAATAAAGTGGCTAGTTTGAATCGTAGAACACGAATTAATGTGGAAGCGCCTTTATTAAC